CGTTGTAGCAGCGGATGGTAATTGCCCTGGTACTGCGTATCGGCTCATCTGTGCTAAGAACGCATCGGCTTGTGCTTGTAATCTTGCTGATGCCCCAGCAAGGCCAGCGGCTGATCCTGAATCTAATCCCATTGTCTTAAAGGTATTTACTAGGCTTGTAAAAATTGCATCGTACTTGCTAGGCAAATTGTTAAGGGCGCTAGCAGCATTATTAGCACTATCGGCCAAAGCCCTGGCAGCAGCACTAGCTTCTAATTCAGCATTGTATTTCTTAGCCAAAGCCTCATTATTATCTAGTATCGCTATCTTGGCCTGTATGCGTAGTTTCGTTTCGGCATCGGTAGCCTCGCTTAGCGCCTTCATTAAGCCTATGCGCTCAACGTTAAATTTTTCTTCTAATTTATCTAACTCAGCCTTTGCCTTTAATTTATTTATTTCATCTTGGCGTAATTTATTGCCAGCCCTTAATCTTAATACTTCTTTAGCACGCTCTATATCTCTAGTAGCGCTAGAACCTAGTGAATAAGTAAAATTAGAACTAGATTTATTTCTTTCGGCTGCACCTGTAGAACTAAGAAAATTAAAGGCCCTAGATGCTTGCATACCGCCTGGCTGTAAACGTAATAACAAATCTGCTAACCCGCCACCACCTGCTTTAGATACTAAACCATTTAATTTGGCTATTAACAATCCTGTGCCATAAATAGCATCACCAATAGACTTGCCAAAGTTGTCCATTTGTGTTGTTGCATTTTCTATGCTCTTATCTTTACCTAGCGCTGATAATGCATCTAATATGCCTTTGCCAATTTCTTCTTTAAAATTTTCCGCAGATACTGTCAGCAAATCCATCTTGCCAGCATAAGTAGTTAATCTAGCTTGTGCTTGACCAGCAAACTTGTTATTAAGTTCGCCCAAGATCTTATCCATATCGCCAGTCTTTAAAGTGGCTTTACTTATACCTGCGCCTAGTCTGCTAAGCCCTGCTGTATTGCCTGAGAATCCACGAGTTAAGGCTGCGCTGACTTCTGTTAAAGATCGACCTGTAGCAGCGCTTACGTTAAGAGCTGTGTTTAATGCATCTTGGCTCTTAGTAATAGATCCAGTAACAGTCAATAATTGCTGGAATGCTGGGCGTAATTGGTCATCTAATACGCCAGTCACCTTCTGTAAATTGGCTATGTAGTATTCAACAGACGGAATTGCAAAAGCGTTACCTGTGTTTTGTAATTGAATTTGTAAAGACTTAGCAGCCTTCTCATCAGCCATAAACGCATTAACAGCGTTCCTACTAAAGGCTAATAGTTTTCTAGCTGCAAAAACACTAGCAAAGGTCTTGCCTAGTTTATTGACTGTTTGTTCAAAAGCGGTTAACTCTTTCTTGCCCTTTTTTAATCCTTTGTTATCAAAGGTGCTGACTGCGCTGACAATTAAATTGGCCACTATGCTGCCTTACTCAGTTGTGTTTTTTTATTAAAATCTGTTGCAACTGTATTGATGGCAGATACAACAGCAGGGATAACTTTGTTAGATTTTTCAAACCACGCCCTGTAGATTAGTCGGCCTTTTTGTTTGCCTTCGCCTTTCATTTGGCTAATTGATTCGGCAGATTCTATAAACTGTATACCAGCATTAGGGTTAAGGCTTTCAGAATTAGATGCACCTCTGCGGTTTTTACGGCCAGCAGTTTCAAAGATTGCGCCAGGTGCCGATATGTTTGCTACGTAGAATGCTGCTGCAAAACCACTGCGATTGCGCCTATTTGTGCCAGCGTTGTATTTAATTAAAGATCGTGCTAAAGAATAATCGTATGCTGGAAATGCCCTAAATTTAATTGTTTCGGCTGAAGCAGTGCGCTTACCCCAGCCACTTAATACTTCATCTTGGCGTGGCAAATAACCACGTGCTGTATCTCGAACAGTAAGCATCGCTGTCTTAATGTCTTTAGACATTTGCTTATTAAGCTCTGGCTCGACTTCTCTCATAGCCTTCTGGAGTTGTTTAACGCCGTTTACTACGACTGGCATTTCGAATCTCCTTAGCTCTATCGGTTAGCACTTGTATAATTGCGCTATACATTTCGCTATCCATATCAATAAATTCTCTAGGCGGTATCCCAGTCTCTACGCTCAACTGTGCGATGCTGTAAAGGATCGAATCCCGCTGGATTATTTTTTTTCGTCGTCTAATACCTCGACAGTTTCTAAGCTGTCAATAAACTCTACTCCCCACAAAGGTATCTGAGCGCCAGCCCTGCGTAAGCATTCATAAGCCAACCAAAATATCTCGGTTTGCCTTTCGTGCTCACGCAAGACTTTGCTAATACCTGATCCATACTTCAATTCGAAAGCGTACTCGACACCTGGTGTTATCTTGTGCTCTGATACTTCACCATTAGCCCTTGTTATCTTTAGCTTTGCCATTACTACTCCTTAATTAAAATGGTACCGATGATGACACTGTTATTGCGGAGTTTACTGTAAATGTGATAGATGAGGTAGCAACCTCGGCTACTCCACCTTGACCGATTGGGGTCAAGTTGTTTACAAGTACAGAGAATTGGTAAGTAGGGTTTGTGGCTCCTACAGCTGTGCCTTTAACAGTGATTACTGATACTGCTAAGGTTTTGCCAAAGGCTGCGCTCAATGTCTCGTTGACCTGAGATGCTGCCCAGTCATTTAGGAAATCGATAGTAAATGTGCCTGATTGTAGACCAGCAACAAACTTGTGCGCTGTGTCACCCATAGCAGTTACTTCTAACTCATCTACGATCTGATTGATTACAGCGTTGGTAACAAATGCGCTGATATCGATAGATGGTGTGGTTGGCGCAGCATTGGTAGCCAACTTAACACCTACGTTATTATTTAGATAAATTGCCATACTTATTCCTCGTCTTTCTTAGTTTGTGCAGTTGGTTTTGGTGCGCTTGCAATTTGGCCAGTCTTCTTCAGAAAGGCTAAGTCTTCTTCGTGTGTGCTCATTTTAACTCCAGCTCGTTAGGATTGATACAGTTATTTCTGATGTTAATAAATCTCCACTAGCTGCATTGGTTATAGCTGGAGCGGAGACACTTGATATGTTGTAAACCAGGGTAGATGCCGCTAGTTTAGTTACTACTGCCACAATAAAATTTTCTATGCCTAATAGGTTGCCTTGATTGTCAAATGCAGGTGTGGTTACTAAAATCTTAAAATTAGCCAGCGGTGCAATGCTTGTTTGGCTGTTATTGCTTGGCTCTATATAAGGATCGCTAGGTGTTACCACCACGCTATTAGCAAGCAGGGTTGCAGGTGGGAATGCAAAGGTTGACCATACGCCATTATTTGTTAAGGCTGTTGCTAGTGTGCCACGTAGCGTGGAAATCGCTGCCATTAGCCCACCAGTGATGCTGGACTTGAATACGGCTGGATGAGACCACGTACTCGGTTAATCAGCTGATAACCCATCCGATAAGGGCTGGCACTGATCCCATCCATACCTACCCCACCAGTCTGGCTAACTTGTCTTGCTTGCCAGATGTCCACTGCAATTATCATCGCAGCTTCTCGTATTGCAGGGGTGCTCGCATAAGATTGGGTTTTGTGCTCTGGGCCTCTTGCGTTGCCATAAGGCACTACTTTATGAAAATTTTGATTAGCTGCTGTTTTTGCATATTGCACAAATGAATAACCATTTGGGTAATTGGCTTGGCCATATTGATACATAAATACTGGAATTAAATTAGTAGTGCCTGTGCTTGGCGGTATTGTGCCAGTGATTGTGTAAGTGCCATTAAATGTGGAACCACAGGCAGTAACAGTTATTGATTGTCCTGTTACAAATGCGTTGGGATTAGCGAGCATAAGTGTCGCCACGTTATCTTGTAATGCTGTGCCTACTACTGGCGCATCATTGTGCCATAAGTATTGGCCAAGAAGGTCTTCTGCCGATTGGCAGCATTCTTCCACTGTCGCATCAGAGTAGAGTGAACCAATACCAAGATTAGCCCGTAACTCGGCTGTTGTAACAAACGTTGCTGGCATCTCTACTCCTTTGCTAATAGCTCTCTGGGGCTAGGGCTACTAAACCCCAGAGATTACTGATTGGTTAATGGGTCTTATCAGGTCTTCTTGTACTTGATAATTCCGTTAGGCATTTTGGCGATTGTCGCCATATATCCGTAAATTGCTACCTGTACTTGTAGGTTTGATACTACGTTTACAGACATATATGCCTGAGGTGAGCGATATACAGTAAATGCTTCTGGTGCAAGAATTACAGCAGAGTCATCATCAAATGTAGTTGCTGAGAAGTTCTTGTCTACGTATAGATCAAGTCCTAATACTGAACCACGGATTGATTGTGGGCCAACTTGTCCAGCTGCGTTCATAGGTTGTAGCGCATTAAATACTGGGCGCTTTGTTGTATCTTGTGCACCAATTAGCGCACCCCATTGTGCTGGGTTAGCGATGTAGTTCTGTGCAAAGTAACCTGTGTTTGAGTAGATAGTACGTGCACCTTCTGTAGTGAATGCAACGATACCATCTAGATCAGCAGATGTATTTGTACCATTCATACCAGCTGCAAGTAATGCAGTTAATACTGTGGTGTCGATTGTCTTTAAATAAGCTAGAGAAAGTTGGTTTGTCAATTCCTCATAAAAGCCAGGATAACCTGATCTTTCTAAAAGCTCAACGGAGAGCGTGTTCATACCACTGTACTTGGATACAGTTCCGCTCAAATATTGGCTGACCATATCTGTATTTGACACTGCGCCGCCTTCGGCCTCTACAGTTACAGTTGGTGCTACACCAGTTCCACCACCACTTGAAGTGACAAGTGAAGGGATATTGATTGTAAGACCAGTTGGGGGCAAAGTTCCCTGGCTGCAAGCATCAATAGCAGGTGTACCAAAGCGTGTATTAGTTACAAACTCTGTTAGATATTGTGTTGGATTAAATCCTAATCCGTTATTAGCAAAATCATCAGCAGCTGCAATAAATAACTTTGAGTCATCGTCGCCTAATGCTGCTTTGATTTTATGCTCTGTGTATCCACCCATTGATTGAATAGGTGTACGCACTTTTGTAGAAATATATGGTGCTGTGATTGTTGGGCGAGCAGCTTCTACTGTAGGAGTAGCAGCCTCTGCCTTTGCTTCTTGTGGCGCTGTTGCTAAATCTTCCACAGGAGCCTCGCTTTCTGTTGTTTGGTTTGTGTCCTCTGCTTCGTTTTCACTAGCAGCAACTTTAGTTACTTGTGCAGCGCTAAACGCTGGGCTTTCAACAAGGCTTACCTCTTTAAGGGTTGCGCTTGTTACATATAAATAATCTTTTTTCTGGATTGACTTGTTTACGTCTACTCCAACAGATAAGCCATCGATTAACTGCTCGCCTGCAAGTATTAGGGCATCTTGGCCTTGCATTGATGCGCTGATTTTGAAGCTAGCGTATATGCCATCTTCTGCCTGGTTAAATTTTTGCATTCTTCCGATAGGGCGCTCTGCACTGTGTTGCATAAGCATCTTAACCTTGCCTGGGTCACCGATCTCGATAGAGCCTTTAGCAAAAACCACTTTACCCACAGAAGTATTACCTACTTCTTCAAATGGCACGATCTTGCCAGCGATAACTCTGCGCTCTGTATCCGCAGCTTCTACCTGGCTACTGAATGTAAGTATCATCTTCTACTTCTCTTCCGTTAGGTGTTAGGCTTTCCATTTCTTTTGCATCGTCTATGTCAATTAGACCTAGAGATAACATTTTTTCTATTGCTTCTAGTCGCTTCATTGTGTCTGCACGCAAAAATGATTCCTCGATTGCAAATTTAACTACGTGACCTCGTGGGGTAATGTCATCCATAGATAGGCGATCTTCAATAGCACAAATGTATGGTTGTAATGAATAAGCAACAAATTCTTTGCGACCATCAATTATATTTTGGTAGGTCATACTGTTGTTCATATCACTTGACACCATATAGGCAGGTACGTTCATCGCCCTGGCGATTTGAGTACTACTGTATTGAATACTGTCTACATAAGCCATTTCTTTAGGTGAAAATCCAATATTTTCTACAGATAAAGTAGATGTTAAATAAGCAGTTGATCTATTTAATCTGCTTTGCTTCCATTGTGCTAATAATGCTGCTACTTGTGATTCTGGTAAATCTGCTCCAGTATTTTTTAACACAGAAGTAGCCATTGGAGTTTGTGCAGATACAGCTGCGGCTTTTTCTAAATCTAAAGCTGATTGAATTGTGCGTGCAGCAGTTTGTAATACTCCGCCACCATTTAATCCCTGAAATGTAATAAGACTTCCAATGCCAGACATAGGCGCTCTTACACCATCAACAAAATATTCTTCTATTTCTGTGCCAAATTTATTAGTAGTAAATGTAACTCTATTGTTTGCTATCCATTCAAAACGTGATGGCCGTAAATCATCGGCATACAATTCCGTACAGCGCCAATAAGCTAAATTATAGAAAATGAGGCTATCGACAGTCCAGCTTAACGTGACGGATCTAGGCTGCCGATAGTCTGGTTGTTCTAACCACAGAGGGTTCCCCAACTCCTCACCATTAGACTTTTTGTAAAGTTTTAATGGCAAGTAAGAAACTACACCAGCTATTAAATTTCTGCAACGAGCAACTGTTGGGACTTGCATCGCATAATTACGATCTAATCCACCAGGGAAATTACCAACACCAGTTGTAAATGAACCATAGCCATAAGCTGTGTCCATAATGGCAGGGGCGTATTGCGCTTGGACAGTTTCAGTTTTTTTGGTTATACCCAAAGCAGACAATAGACCCATATGTATACTTTATACCATAAATCGGACTATTGGTGCAAGTTACACAAAGATTTGCGCAGTTTGTTGTGGTTTAGTTAATTGACTTACAACCATAGCCAGTGATATAGCGGCTGTAACATCACCAGCCGATTTTCTACGTATTATGCGCCAGCCAGCATCATTAGTCTTAGCCGCACAGTTATTTAAATGCTGTACTAGCTCTGCCTGCCCAGAATGGACTACTCGATTATTAGCCAGGCCATCGGCAAGGTCTGAGCACGCCTGGTAAAATGCCTGGCCCGATACGTCTTGTAATCTCCAGCCACTTTGTTCAAGTCTTGTAGCAATAGTTTGCGTGGCATACTTGTCATAGCAGATAGTGTGTGGATGGTACTTACGTGCCCACTCATTTATGTCACTAGCCATCTTAATCTCATCTATTGCTATATCGCTATGCCACAGCTGTGCTAATCCGACTGCTATCTTTCCATCTTTGACTTGACCCATAACCAAAGCACCTGATCGCCTTGTCGGTGCAATATCAAATGCCATAATTGTCTGTGGCCCGACAGGTATCTCTAGGCTGCTATCGCTGCACTGCTCGATTGATCCATATACCCAGGGGCTGACAGTGCTATCTACCCACATACAAAGCATCTCAGTCTTAGTAGCTTCTATGCTGTTAGTGCTAACCGATTCTTCTAATGTCTGCTCAGTTATTAAATGCCCTAATGCTGGATTAGCCATAGCCCAGGCTTTACGATCTGTAATCTTGGAATGCTGTGGCGCACTATATTCATAAAATCCTAAATTCTCAGGTGGGTATGATAGGCAACGCTCTCTTAGATCATTGAGCACAGTGCTAAAGCCATCACCGGCGTTACTTGTCATTAGGGTCATCGCATTAGGTCTTGCACGTGTGACCGGCAGTGCAGCTGTAAACGATTCTTGTGTCCACTCTCTTAACTCATCGATATACAGAAAATCTGCGGTCTTACCACGTGGTGCATCTCTAGTAGCTGCTGCAATTTCATACCTAGCGCCATTTAATAACGTTATAGATTCTTGACCATTAGCCAGGCGTATCTGCCTTACTTGATCTTTCAAGAATTGATTGTCTTCTATTGTGTAAGCAACTTGTCTAAAAGTATCTAATGCCATATTGCGGTTAGATGACATACCTAGGACATTCTTAGAGCCCCATAAGAATAAATGGCTCAAGATCAACATACGTGCTAGGTGGGTCTTGCCATTTTGACGAGCTACAAGCACTAGAGCAGTTTTTTTACGCCAGGTATCTGCATCATCTACAGCTAGTAAATCATCTAGTACCCAGCGTTGCCAGGGGATTAAAGGTAAACCTATTTTCTCAGCCAAGTCTGCAACCTCTTGCGACTTTGTGCGACCTTTAAGCAAGGGCGTGTGGATTCTAGGCTCAGTGCTGCCAATTAGCCCGACCCCTCGTGAGGTCTGTTTTATTTCCGTATCATTTTGCATCGAAATCAAGCGTATCAGGTTTATTAAATGGTGAGTCTGGCACTGTTCGGATCGTCTCAGGGAGAGATGATCCTGA